ACGACGTTATTTCCCTGGCTGGCTGACCCCGACTGGTCCCGTGGCGTGACTGAGACGCTGGAGTGGAAGACCGATGTGCTGCAGTCGCCAACCGGCGCTGAGCAACGAATTTCCCGCCGACTTTCGCCGCGCCGGACGTTCGAGTTCACGACGCTGGTACACGACACGGGTCGTCAGCGTTTTGAAAATATGTTGTGGCAAGGTTGCGCGGGTACCTGGGCCATGCCGGTTTATCCGGATGTTTATGCGCTGCCGGCAGCGCTATCCAGTAGCGCGACCGCGCTCTCCATTCCGACCGGCGGACGTGACTTTACCGTCGGCGGAACAGTGTTGCTGAAAACCGATGAATCTCCTGATGCAACCAGCCGGATGGCCACCGTCGCCGGTATGACCGGAGATACCCTGCAACTGGTCTCCCCGCTGACCGACAATTGGCCTGCGGGCTCGCTGGTTTATCCGGTACGCCCGGCAGTGCTGACGGAGCCGCCGTCGCTGTCACGTATCACCGATACCGCGACGACCGCGCAGGTGCGCTTCCGCATCGCAGAGCACAATGCCTTAAGTGATGCGCCGGTGCTCACACAGTACCGTGGCCACCCGGTGCTTGAGTCCGAAACCGACTGGGGCGAATCGGTCAGCGGCAGCTATCAGCCCCTGATTCGTGAGCTGGACAACAGCAGCAGTATTCCTTACCGACTGGATACTGCCGGTCGCCCGTTCTGGCGGCAGACGCATAACTGGTTCACCGCTAACCGTCCGGCGCAAACATCCCTGCGTCAGCTTCTGTGGTACCTCAGGGGGCGTCAGCGCCCGATATGGGTACCGGGTCAGACGCTGGACTTTTCCCCGACGTCCGCCATCAGCGGCAATTCTGTTGATGTTGTTGAGGCGGGCTTTACCGAACTGGGCATCCGCCCGGGTCGCCGCGATATCTGCATTCTGCTGGCAGATGGCACCCGGCATTACCGCCGCATCACCGCTGTCAGTCTGGTCAGCGGTGTGGAACGTCTTGCGCTCGATGGCGACGCCATCACTGTGGGCCAGAACCAGATTGTTGCCATTTCCCTGATGACCCTGGCCCGCCAGGACTCCGACACTGTGTCCTGGGAGCATGCGACCGACGCCGACGGCGTGGCCCGGGTCGCCACCACTTTTACCGGAGTACGTGATGAGCTGGAGTGATTTTGAATATTCCGTCGCCGATGGCCAGCCGCTGACGCTGTATGAGTTTCGGCTGGGTGACAGCCTGTTCTGGCGTTACTGCAACGCCGACAAAGATATTGATTTTGCTGGTCAGGTCTGGGAGGCGCAGGCCATCAGCAACAGCGGCCTCAGTTCCGGAAGCGGTGACGGAATGGATATCACCGTCCCGGCCAGTAATGCGGTGGCACTGCTTTTTCGTGCCACGCCGCCTTCGCGGGCCGTCAGGGTGCGGGTGATGCGCTGGCATGCGACGGATACCTCCGGCGAGTTTCGCGTCGTCTGGATCGGGGAGATCAGCAGCGTCAAACGTGAGCAGATTGAATCCTGCAAGCTGATCACCATCAGCCTGGCCAGCACGTTCTCCCGAGTCGGACTTCGTCTTACCTGGGGACGTCAGTGCCCGTATGCGCTTTACGATCATAACTGCCGTGTTGACCCGCTCCGGTTTGCGATCGGTGGTGTGGTGGTCACCGCCCTCGATGGCTCCTCCATTACCGTGAACCTGCCTGCTGGCCTTGCCAGCGACTGGTTCTCGGGCGGTTACATTGAGTTTGACCGCAATGGCTATACCGAGCGGCGCGGCCTCCGTGAGCAGGACAGTAACACGCTGCATCTTTTTGGCGGCACTACAGGCCTGCAGGTCGGGCAGTCCGTCACGCTGTACCCGGGTTGCGACCGCACGATTGCGACCTGTGACAGCAAGTTTTCCAATCATCTCAACTACGGTGGCCAGCCGCATATGCCCGGTAAGTCACCGTACACCATCATCAAACTGTTTTAGGAGGTACCTGTGGATCCGTTCAGTTGGGCTGCGGTCGCAAAATTTGTGGCGGTGCTGGTTGCATCGTACGTCCTCAATACCGCGCTGGCCCCGAAAAGCAAAAACTCCACGCCGGAAGCGGCCACCGAGGATGACTGGAATATGCCCATGCCCGATGAGGGCACCCCGCAGTGCGTCTTCTTTGGTGACTGCTGGACGGCGGACTGGTTCGTGCTGGGCTACGGCAATTATCGCTATCAGGCCATCAAAAAGTAACGGAGGCGCTATGTGGATCACGATGGAGCATATTCGCGCAGGTGGCGGCTGTGCATGGGGGCTACGGACCTTCTTTTCCCGATATAACCTCGACCTGCAGGCGTTCATCCGTGACGGCGGGATTGATTCAGACCAGCTGGCCGGAACCGGCGACGCGCTGGCGATTCAGATCGTCGAACTGGCGCAACAGACTCAGAAAGAAGCGGGAGCATAAATGGGCGGTAAAGGTTCAAAAAAAGTCACCGTTGGCTATCGCTATTCCTGGGATGTACAGGCGGGGCTGGGGCGCGGTCCGGTTAACGAAATTGTGTCGATCATGGCCGATAAAAAGACGGTCTTTGCCGGTACGCCGGGGCAGATTTCATCCAGCACCTCGGTGTACATCGACAAACCCGGTCTGTTCGGCGGCGATGATACCGGTGGTGAGGGTGGCATACAGGGTCAACTGGATATCATGATGGGCGAACCGGATCAGGTTCCACCGGCATCGCTCCTGAAGTTGCTGACGGGACTGGTGCCGGGATTTCGTGGCGTGGTGACCACCTTCTTCAGTGGTCTGGTCAGTTGCTACAGCGCCAGCCCCAAACCGTGGTTATACCGCGTTCGCCGCACCACGAAAGGCTGGGACGGTGATGTCTGGTACCCGGAGAAAGCTACCATCATGCTTGAGAATACAGAGGGCCAGCTGGATGACGAGAGCGATCTGCTGCCGGACCAGATTGCCAATCTGCGGGCCATTCATGCTATGAACCCGGCGCACATCCTGGTGGAATGTGCCACTAATCGCGACTGGGGACGTCAGCTGACACTCGCCGATGACCTGAACCTCGACAGTTATCGTGCCGCCGCTGATACGTTGTATGTAGAAGGTTTTGGCCTGTGCTTCCGCTATAACCGTCAGGACGGGCTGGATACGTTCGTTCAGCAGGTACTCGATCATGTCGGTGCGGTGCAGTATGCCGACCTCGAAACCGGCAAACTGACCCTGAAGCTGCTGCGCGGGGATTACCGTGTCGATGACCTGCCGCTCTTCACCTACGATAACGGCATTATTGCCGTTCAGGATGATGACAGCGCCAGTACCACGTCGAACCCGAATGAAATTGTCGTGACCTGGAATGACCCCGTCACAAATGCCGATGGTGAGGTCCGGGCGCAGAACCTCGGGGCGATACAGAATACCGGACTTAACAGCAGTTCGGTCGAGTACAAAGCGATCCCCACACATTCACTTGCCGCCCGCGTAGCCCAGCGAGACCTGGAGACGGCCCAGTCTGAACTGACCCGTCTGGTCATCCAGTTCGACCGGCGCGGCGGAATTCTGCGCCCGGGTGATGTTTTCCGCGTCCAGTTGCCCGACCGTAACATCGACAATATGGTGCTGCGCGTGGGAAAAATAGAGGAAGGTGATACCGGCGTCCTGACGCTGACTGTGGTTCAGGATGTTTTTGGCCTCCCATCCACCTCTTACAGCTCCGGACAACAGGACAGTGGCTGGACACCGCCGGATAAATCCGCCCGACCTGTCACCATCCAGCGGCTGATTGAGCTGCCTTATGCTGTTCTGGCCGGGACCGTCAGCGAGGCTGAGCTGAACTATCTGAAACCTGAATCCGGCTATCCTGGCGTGATGGCCATCGCACCAACCTCACTCAGCATCAACTATCTGCTGCAGACCCGCGCAGCGGGAGCGACGTTCGCCGACCGTGGCCAGGGTGACTGGACACCATCAGGAACGCTGACGGCTCCAGTCGGGCGACTCGATACCGTCCTGCATGTCAGCATGACCATCTTCCCGACCGTTGGTGATGGTCTGATGATTAACGATGAAATTATGCGTGTGGACGCGGTCGATATTCCAGCAGGTACCATCACTGTCGGGCGTGGTTGTATGGACACCCTGCCGTCAGGGCATTACGTTGGTGACCGCTGCTGGGCGTATCAGGATGCGCTGGACTCGGATGGACTGGAATACCTGTCCGGCGAAACAGTGGAAGCACGTTTGCTTACGCGGACCAGCACGGAGACGCTGGCAGCATCTGCCGCTCCGGTGGCCACACTGACCATGTCCGGGCGTCAGGCCAGACCGTATTTGCCCGGGAATATCCGTGTTAATGGCGTCCTGTACCCTGAAGCCGTGACCGCCGCCGATACTTTTACGCTGGCATTCTCTCATCGTGATCGCCTGCTGCAGGCCGACCGCCTGATTGACTGTACAGAAAACAGCATCGGCCCCGAACCCGGTACAGAGTATGTTGTGAAACTTATTGCTCAGAGCACTGGTAGCGAGGTCTGGTCGCTGGCCACCAGTGACGCCATCATCCCGATCCCCTATGTCACCGGCGGCGATGATGCTGATGTACATGCCCTGACGCTGCAGAGCCGCCGTGATGGACTGATGTCGCTTTATACATTCCGGGCGGGACTGCCTTCAGGTCGTTATAAGGCGTTCCCGATCACCGTCACCCTGTCCCTGACTATTGTTGATGGTAGCAACTGGGCCACGGCAACACCGGAAGATACCACCACCGGTGCAGTGCCGGAGCTGCACGCCATTGCTGATGCCTCCGGAGTCTCTGCCTGGTATCCACCCGACCTGGTGGCCAGCGGCCTTTCTATTCCTGCTGATGATATTGAATGGCCAGCCGGTACCTTGCCGACGTCGCCGTGGTCGTTCGGCCCCCATCCGGTGCTGGCCATCGCGCAGTGGACTGAAACCAGCGGGCCACTGACCGTACTGGCGCTGGAAGGCGATGCCTCTGCGCTGCTTCTGGATTCCGCAACCGGGGCGGCAGCGGCTATCGAATGGGACGCCGGTATTTATCTCGCAGAAATGGATATCACTATTTTCACGGCAGGCAGTCCCGTTTTGAACGAGGGCATAATCTCCCTGAAACTGACTGAACGGAGTATCGGGCCATGAGGGAAAACTATTATTATGGTCAGGGTAAGGTGTTCCTGGCACCCAGAGATAATAAACGCGCATTCCGATGGGTCGGTGATGTTTCATCATTGAAAATAGCATTTTCGTATGAGCAACAAATAACGAAAGCATCACGGGGCGGACAGCTCTATCAGAATCAGAGGATCATTACCGGGGCCAGCGGTTCCATCAGTTCGACCTGGCATAATTTCTCGGTGGAAAACCTGGCGCTGTTATTGGGAGCACAACTGGTAGATGAGCCGTTTTCATTTAATGAGCAGTTCGCCATACCTGATGGGATCGTAAAAGGAGATATTATCGCGCTGCCCCATACCACGGTTTTTAACGTCAGTATTAACGGGCTGGAACGTGATGCAGATTATGTTGTTGACCGCCAGTTCGGCACTATTGAGTTTCTTGTCACTCCCGAGTCTGAGGGCCTCATAGCGGCATACGAACACCTGTTCAACCAGTGGCTACCGTTTTTCTCTGCGAAAATACAGGAGTTTTATTTACGTTTTCAGGGGGTGAACCTTGCCGAAGATTCGGCGCCTGTCCTGCTGGAGCTATATCGGGTCTCTGTTGACCCTCTGGCCGCTTTAGAAATGATTAGCAGCGGGAATGACCTTACAGGTATGGATATGAGTTCGATAATTCTTCCCGACTTTAATCAGCAGACTGAATCGGTCTTCAGCTATTTCGGCAATCTACAGATAGTTCATTCCCAATCGCCGCAACCACCACTGTCGCCCCTGACCTATAACGGTCGGGCTAAATATGATGGTCAATATCAATACCGAGGTAAGTAATATGTCAAATTTGCAGGATAGTCCTGTCTGGGTAGATGGTATTTATCAACTTACAGATGAGACACCAGTACTGGGTAAACAAGATGGGGTATCCGGGGATGGCCCTGCAAACCTTCAGGCTCAGCAGCTGGCGAACCGTACCCGATTTCTTTATGAGTTACTGCTGGTTTTACAGCAAATGGCTTATGCCTCTACACAACTATACCCAGACGATGCAACCGCATTAGCGTCAACCCAGTCAGGTGACTACTATCGGCTTTTAAACGACGAGGGTAATGATTATACCTATTCTATTTTCCAGAATAATTCCGGTCAGGCTTTATTCGTTACCTACGATACCCTTAATACAGGTGTAATAACGCGTCTTGAAGAATTAATCCTTCTGAACGTGAATGATATTATGCAGACTGGGGCCTCTACTCCTCTTGAAGGATTTCCTGATGTTGCCTGGGCATGGATTGATAAAGTGGGTAAGTCGACTGGCGAAACTCTCAGCGATGGTACAACTAATCTGGCAGCGTTACTGCTTGGCGATAAAATTGAGTTTGTGACAGACGATAATTCCGGGATTATATGCCAGCTCAGGGGAGGCACCACGCCACTGTTTAGCCTGTCGGCATCCGGTGCGGTGACATTTGGTGATGTTGTCACGTGGTTATCCGACGAAGAATTTTTCGCCGGAATGAAAAGAGCCTGGATGGATGCTGAAGGTAAAATTTACAAAGTCGAGTACCCGGACGGCTCCATCACAGATTACACCTCAGATACTGGCAGCGGTGACAGTGACTCAGCCCAATATCCGGCAGTGGTATCCATAAATGGAAATATCGTATCGGTTGATAAAAACACGATTACACAAATCACCAGTGATACCGGTGTTTCAAATATCGGCCCTGTTGCACACAAGGATTTTACCCGTTTTATTTCAGATATGAGCGGCTCATATCTGGTCCATCGGGCGACCTATGATGGCAAGTATCGCGCCCGGGAATCGTTGGGCCTGCTGATTCATGGTATTTGTGTTGGCCAGTCATTATCTCCTGGAGGTTCAACCGTAAGTCAGGAGCCGGTTACAACGACAGCTCAGGCAGATTATGGCATTCTGGCCTTTGCTACGGGCCCTAAAGTCGATTTCAGATACCAGACATTAGATCCTGAATTGTTAGAATCTGTCATTCCATGCCGTGAAAATACGGGCGTTCGTCCCGGTCAGGAGTCGCCAGCAAGCGGTATGGCCTGGCAAATACACGAACTGACAGGCCACACCGTACTGGTTTCAACAGCGGGCAGCTCGGGTACAGATATTGCGGGTATTTCTGCCGGAACGGCGGCATTTCAGGGGGCCACCGCCATGATTCAGGCCGGGGCCGCAATGGCTGAAAAACTGGGGCTGGAATATGTGCCGATTTTGGTTCTGATCCACGGTAATGCTAATGCTGCCGCCGGAACATCGATGTCATCTTATCAGTCGTCAATGGAAAGCCTGCGTCTCTCTTATCAGTCAGTCATCAGGACCGCTATGAAAGACGATGACTATAGCCTGCATATGTTTTTGGGCCAGCTCTCAAATATCATTCCGTATGGAGGAACTGCCGGGACCACGCGAGGTAATACGATTGGTATTGCACAATATCAGCAGGCTCGGGATAACGAATATACGCACATTGCGAGTGCGCAATATGCCCGACCCTATTCAGACGGGGAACACCTGACATCATCGGGCTACCGGACTGAGGGTGAGGTAATAGGTGCTGTTATCGGTAACTGGCTGAATGACAGCACGTACACAGCGCTCATGCCGGATGAAAGTGCCGTTGTGCAGTCAGGAGACACCCTGACGATCCCGCTAAAAGGGGGCAAAGAAAGTCCGGTTACCGATACCGCGCGTGTGGCTGACCCTGGCAATCTGGGGTTTGTTCTGACCGGGGCGACAATTGCTTCAGTAACTCTTAGCGGAAAGAATGTCGTGATTACAAAAACTGATACAACACCGGCCACACGCGTGACGTATGCCGCGACGGGTATCGCAGGACAGAACCCCGGTGCCCTGACAGGCTCCCGAGGCTGTATTCGCGACTCGCAGAGCGGTAATTCACTGTCTGGCTTGCCTATTTACAATGACCTTTGCGTGTTTGCAATTGACTTATAAGGTGAAACAGATGACCACTCAGATTTATCAAAACAAAAGTATTATCGCTTCTCGTTACCTGAAGAAATATCCGTTTCCCAATGATATCACGCAGCTCCCTGCATTAATTCCCGGGATTATTTTGCAGGCGGATTTTGATGTGAATGACCCGGTATCATTAACGCGAAACCGGGTAGGTGTGGCCATGTCCGTGGTTGGTACACCGGTACTTGGAGATTATGGAGTGACTCTTTCTGAGGCTAACCACCTCGACTCCAACATTGATATTTCAGCCTACAACGCCAGTGACCTGACTGAGATTTCAATTTCAGTGCATCCTGGTGGTGTCGCCGCTATTCTTGGACGTATTCAGATGAATGCACCACAGCGATCACGAGGAATACAGACCACGGCTACAGCATGGCGGGCGAAATGGCTAACTGCCGCAGGAGCCGCACAACAGGCTGACCTGATACCTTCCACCCCTGCGACTGATGGCGAAATGGTGGTCGCTCGTTTCGTGCGAGACAACGGTAGCGGCTCCATGCTAACCAAAATGGATTTACCCCGCACAGGTCAATCGGCCACGGGAACTGCTGCGACGACACCATACTCGATGCCTTCATCAACATTCCTTCTTGGTGCATCAGTTGATGGAGCAACCGCTGGAACGGTCTTCACACGTGCGTCTCTTCTGATCGCCAGGTCAATAACTGACGCAGAGTTAGCAATAATTTATATGTACTACGCAAACTACTATCAGTTGAAAGGCAAAAAAATCAATTAGGGGGCAAAATGGGTAGCTATATTGCAGATTATCTGGCCACAAAGAACGGCCTGGTGATTTATTCAGGTACTCTGGCAGTTGAGTCTGAAGCTAATGATGGGGCTATAAAATCCGCTGTTGCTGCTGAACTGATGAACATCAACAGTCAATATGGGGGTGGGATACCAGATTCAGTAACAGTAAGCTCATGGTCTGAAGCTTAGCCAATACTCTCCAGAGGATAATAAATACACTCTGGAGAGTATTTATTATTGTAATTCCATTCCATATACAGAAATTAAAACCTCACTGATTTATCGCGCTTCAAACACTTAATTTATCGCGCGCGGCATCAATATCCTGCATGCCGTAGCGCGGGTCGCGCTCGCCGCTATGGCCAAGGATTGCGCCGCCGGGCAGGATTTTATTGGGAAAGCCGTGCAGTTCAGGCCATTCGCGCACCACGCGGCCGTTCATATCCACCAGCACCGCGCCGTGTTCGGTGGCCTGGAAAAGGGTGTAGCCGCTCCAGGCGCGCGGCGGATCGTAGAGGGTGGCGCCGGTCGGATAGACGGAAGGATGTCCCATATATTGCTCCTTAAATAAAAGAATCAGGCAGTGGTAATCAGGTTACGAATCTGGCGGCAGGCGGCGCTAAACGAAGCATCATCGCGCTGGCGCGGATGGGGCAGCGCCAGGCTCACCACTTCCCGTATCCGCCCCGGACGCGGCGAGAGCACAACGACCCGGTCGGCCAGAGCGACGGCCTCTTCCACATC